CTCCATCCATCTATATTCTATTACACAGAATACTATTTAAGTAGTTTCAATAATAATATATTATATATTATTATTAAGAAATATAAATATTTATAAACAATCAATTCAACTGTTCGAACCTTTGCTTTGCATACACAGAGTCCAGTTATCCACCAAATTTCGTTGATAATAAAAAGATACATTAATCTTATTATGTTAGTATAAATGATAAAAAAATATTTACTGTTTATAAAAGAATGGTAACAATTACTATTTTTGTGTGTGTGTGAAAGGGTTAAGCAAATTTTGTGAAAATCAGCGTTTGAAATATCAAAAGGTTAAAAATACTAAATATACAAGGGTGTAAATGATTTTAGACTCAACTATTTGGGGACCCCATTTTTGGTTTTTTATTCATACAATTGCTATTTCTTATCCAAATTACCCAAATGTTCCGACCAAAAAAAAGTATTATGAATTTATTCAAAATATACCTTTGTTTATTCCCAATCAATCTATGGCAAACGATTTTACCAAACTATTAAATTTGTATCCAGTCCAGCCGTATTTAGATTCACGCAATTCATTTGTAAGATGGACTTGGTTTATTCATAATAAATTAAATGAAAAATTAGAAAAACCTATATTATCGCTAAATGACTTTTATAAAAAATATTATGACGAATACAAACCAAAAAATATAAAATGGAAAATATATTATAAAAATATCAGTAAAATTACGTATGTTACAATATTATTCATTATTATTGGAATTATAATTCATTTTTTGAAATTTTAACTTTTTCACACACACATGCACACACACACGCACACACAAGTTATATTCCAAAATTTGGAATATAACAAAAAGATACATTATTCTTGTTTTGTTATCATTTATGCTAACAAAATAATTACTATTTATAAAAAGTGGTAACAATTAATATTTTTTGAGTGTGCATGAAAGGGTTAATAGAAAAATAAAATATTGTTTGAAAACGATAAACAATATATTTAGTGTGTGCGTCAAAGGGTTAATATTTTCTAGATTTTCTAGATTTTCTAGATTTTCTAGATTTTCTAGATTTTCTAGATTTTCTAGATTTTTTACATTTTTTATATTTTCCGCCAGACGTGTCATGACCAGATATGTCATATATAATTTCGTACATTACATTCATTTTGTGTAATGCCATAGTGTTTTTTTTTAATGCTTCTTCTAAAGTATCATTCAAATTTTTTCCTTGACTTGAATTTCCAAATAATTCTTTAATGTCTTTTTTGTGCATATAATTTTTTATACTATCCATAAAACTAACAAAACTATTAGGTTTTCCATCTATCAACGCATCAAATAAGTCTCTATATCTAACGTCATAATTATTTTCATAAAGATGATTACCAAAACTAACAAAATTTCGTCCGTTTATTTCCACATTTGTATCCATAATATATAATTTCATATAAAATTTTTTTGATTGTGATTTTTGTATGAAATGTATGTAACTTTGTAACGAAATATGATAAATTGTGTAAATTGTGTAAATTGTGTAAAAAATTACAATAAAAATGGTTACATAACATTCGTAAGTAAAAAATAATATTATAGTATAATATGTATAAAAAAGGAGGAGTTGTAATAGGTTCAGGGGGATTTGGGTGTATATTTCATCCCGAACTTGAATGTGAAAATGGAAATGGAAATAGAAATGACAAAAGTAAAGGTAATTATATAACAAAATTACTTAAAAAAAAATATGCTGAAGAAGAATATATAAATATTCTCAAATATAAATCTATTCTTAAAAATATTCCAAACTATTCAGATTATTTTTTTTTGAAGGATATATCAATTTGCAAACCAAAATCGTTGACAGATGATGATTTGTATAATTTTGACAACAAATGTTTTGCTTTAAAAAAAATGAATATTACAAAAAAAAATATTAATAACAATTTGAATAAACTTTTAGCTATTCAAATGCCATATGGTGGTCTGGATGTAAGTGAATTTGTTTCTTTGGAAAAATACGATAAATACATATTATTAAATAATTCTTTGATAAAATTACTTGAAAATGGAATTATTCCTATGAATCAAAAAGGAATTTATCACTGTGATTTAAAAGATAGTAATATACTAGTAAGTTTTCAAAAAAAAAATAAATTTTATACAAGAATAATTGATTGGGGGTTATCTATATATGTAACAAATCCTCGTATATTACCTGAATTTATAACAAATCGTCCATTTCAATTCAATGTTCCCTTTTCAGTTGTATTATTTAATTCATTATTTTACGATATGTATTCTATGTTTTTAAAAAATAATCCTGAACCCTCATACGAAAATATCAAGGATTTTGTAAAAATATATTTACAAAAGTTTGTTGGTAATCATGGGAACGGTCATTTACCTGTTTTTGTTTCATTGTTGAAAAAGATAAATTTCAAAAAAAATGATTTGAATAATAATAATAATAATAATAATATTCCATTTTTTTTATTTGAATTGTCATTGTTTTCAACAAAAATACCAGATGAAATTTTGATTTATTTGACTGAAATAATGGTAAAATATACAAAAAATGGAATCTTTGAATTAATGGATTATTTTTCAAATGTCTTTTTACATAATGTAGATATATGGGGATTTTGTATGGTTTATTTAGCTATTTATGACGAATTAAATAACAACTATGATAAATTAATAGCACAAGAACATGAAATATTAAACATTTTGAACGAACTATTTTATATTTTAATAAATACTAGCACAGAAAAAATAAATGTTGAAAAAGTAATTGATAAATGTAGACATTTAAATAAATATTTTAATGAAGCTTATGAAAAATCAATAATAAAAAAAGACATAAAAATACAAAGTTTATTAAGTTTTTACCAAAAAAGACAAAAAACATATTCTTTTCCAGAAGAAAATAGAGAATTAATAAAATCTTTATCCAAAGACCATACGAAGAGACAATTTTTTACACCCTTGAAGAATTCAATCCGCACAGCGGATGATTCTTCAAGTAAGTTACCAGTTACAGATTTTCATTCCGCACCCCGTAGGTGTGCGGATTCCACAAGTTTACGAAATCTTCACTGCTATAAAAGTAAAAACAAAGTATCCAAACATATGTATTCCAGCAAGTTATTTAATCAAAAAAATATTGGGAAAAAAACACGCAAAAATAATAAAAAACACACAAAACACACAAAAAAAATATAATACATATATATTATGAAATTAGAGTTGTTGATAATTGGTATAACCGGATTAATAATATTCAATATATATCACGATGGAAAATATACAAAAATGATTTTTTCATATAAAAAATATTTTCAAATGGGGTTTTTTGGTATTATAGGTATTTCATTGTATTTGTTAATTAGAAGAAATCCTTTACAGTCCAAAAAGTTATTATTACACGCAAATAATATGATTAAATATATGCCAATAGATAAATCTTCATTAGATATACTTTCACCTATTTTAGATTTTACATCTTCAAATAAAATGGGAGAAAATTTTATGGGTGAATTTGATAGACAAGGACAAAGACAAGGACAAGGACAAGATGTTTCAAATAGTTCCTATGGAGGATTCAAACCCAGTCAAACCACAAAACGTTGTGTAAGTGAAACAAAAAAAAAATATGTAGCATCTTCGCAAAATTGGACTTGTGGTAACTGTAAAAAACAGTTGAATGCTTATTTTGAAATTGACCACAAAATAAGACTACAACACGGAGGAAGTAATAATGTTGATAATCTTGTTGCTCTTTGTCCTAATTGTCATAGAGAGAAAACGGCATTAGAAAGTATGTGAAACTTATCGTGAAGCTTGTCATGAAGCTTGGCGTGAAACTTATCAAGATTACTAATCTTGTAAAAAATTTATTTTATATGTATTATATAAATAATACTTATAAAATGGCACCAAAAATTTTATATTTGAATGAACCAAATAGTGCTTCATATATTATAAAATTAATTTCCATCATTTTATTTGCTATTTTTATATTTGTAGTGCTTTTATTTGAGAGACAAAAAAAAAATTCAAATGGTTCAACAAATGACAAAAATGAAAATCTATTTTCCAAATTATATACAGGAGGATTATTAACACTATTATCTTTTGTTATTACTTTTTTATATTCAACATCATCAACAACAGCAGTTATAGTAAAGGTCTTTTTTTCATTAATAATTATATTTAGCACACTTCTCTCTCTATTTGTTTTACTTAAATCAAAAATAGAACCACCAAAAGAAAAACCATCATCAAAAAATCAAGATAAACCTTCGTCGATTCCTTCATACAAAATTATAGAAACCAAAACTCGTGATAAATATGGAAACATTTCAACAAAAAAGGTTTATCAGCCAATAGTGAAAGAAAAAACAGAAAAAAAATCAGAGAAAAAAGAAGAAAATAACTTATCATTTTTTCAAATATTAATAAATTCTTTGATAGATTCAAAAAATATTATATTATTAATCGTTTACATAATAGGTTTAATAACAATATATTCGATTACTCCAACAAAATATATTAATAAATATTCATTTGTTATATTTCCAATAACTTTATTTTTAGGATTTGCTTTATTTTTCATCAATATTTACCAAGAAAATAGAGAATTGAAAAAAACAGAAAACTTGAACTCTCAAATCACAAATTATTCACTTATTTATATATGTTTGATTATTTTCATTACTATTTTTGGAGTTGTGGATCCAGGCAATTATATAAAAAATAATTCTGGAATATTTATATTTGCTACGGTTCTCTCTATTATTTTTGGTTTGTTATATCTTTTGACCTTTTTACTTCCAGTATATAATATAGTAAAAAACTCGCCACTTACATCTTCTTTTTCTTCTTCTTTTTTTCTAATATTCAAAGTAATATTGTTTTTAGGGTTATTAATAACTATTATTGTTGGATTGGTAAACTATCCAGGTGGGTTTATGGATGAAAAAAATATTAAAACAACCGTTATCAATATTTTGCTTTTCTTGAGTTTATTGAACGTAGTAATTTTATTATTGAGAAATATTTTTTCGTCTTCTCTAATTTCAAATTCATTAAAAACAGAGAAAAGTATCGATGATACAATAATAAATATAAATAATGCCTTCAAAAAGTTGCTTCTTTTAGTATTTGGATTTCTAATTTTGAGAATAATAATTTATATACTTGTAAGAATTCCCAGTTATATAAAAAACAAGGCATCTTTGGGTTCGATGCTGTTTTTATTTTTTATTTTTATTATTATAGTTGCTGGCATATTTTTGACATTGAAAAAAATATATGCTAATAGTCCAGTAGCGAATAAAGTAAATAATAGTATTTTCTCTCTATTTTCACTTTTTGTAACTGCTTTTAAGGATTTGATAAATACACCAAAAAATTATTTTATAGTATTGATAGTTTTGATTTTGTGTTATATAATTTATTTTGCTACAATTCCATATTTACAAAAAAAATTTGAAAAACAAGGAGGAGTGTTGTTGATTGAACGTCCTATTTATTTAAATAATGAAACAATATTAGGCACATATAATAGTTTGAATTATAATGATACCAGCCAAACAAGTAGCCAAACAAGTAGCCAAACAAGTAGTAAAACAAGTAGCCAAACAAGTAGCCAAACAAAAGACTCAACTTCTTTACAAAATATAAATTACAATTATGCTATTTCTTTTTGGATATTTTTAGATGCTTTTGGCCCGAGTATGAATAGTAGTTATGCAAAATACACATCACTATTGAATTATGGTGGAAATCCCAACATAAAATATAATGCCCAAGAAAACACATTGATAATAACAATGAAAAAGAACGGAAATATGATGAAAAGAGGAACATATAATTTCTCTCAATCACAAGAAGAAGAAGTAATATACAAGAGAGAAAATGTGTTATTACAAAAATGGACCAACATCATTATAAATTATAACGGTGGAAATTTAGATATTTTTATAGATGGTGAATTGGTAAAATCTCAAGGAGAAATAGTTCCGTATATGAATACGGATACATTGATTGTAGGAACAAATAATGGATTAAATAGTGGAATTTGTAATTTAGTATATTTTTCTAAAAATTTGAACTCAACGCAAATATACAATTTGTATAATTATGCTAAAAATAAAGACCCACCACTTATATTTGATTCAAGTAAAACAATAATCTCTCAAATATCTTGATTGTAATATTGATTGTAATATTGATATAGTTTTTGCCAAAGTAGAAGAAACAAAGAAGAAACAAAAATAATATTTCTAAATCTATAATATACTATGAATGTGACAAGTATTTTTATTTTAGTAATTATTTTATTACTAATATTTTTCTTGATAAGATATTTTGCAAAGTAGAAGAAACATAAAAGAAACAAAAATAAAATTTCTATATCTATATTATATTATGAATATAACAGGTATTCTTATTTTAGTCGTTATTTTAATACTAATATTTTTCTTGATAAGGTATTTGGCGAGAGATACATATACGCTTTCCACTTTACAACCAGCGCAAACTATGACAACTATAGCTCCATCTAGTTTATCTCAAAGTGGAAATGGTTCAAATTCGAGTAATTTTACTTATTCTGTTTGGTTTTATATAACAAACTGGAATTATCGTTATGGAGAACCAAAAGTAATATTTGGAAGAATGGGTTCTGCTAGTTCAACAACAAGTGATTCTACAGGAGTATCCGGATTAGAACCTTGTCCTTTAGTTACTTTAGGAGCAGTTGAAAATAATATAACAATTTCTTTAGCTGTATTTCCAAATTCAAGTAACGAATTATCATCAAATGATGTAAAAACAGGAAATTATGTAGTTCACAATTGTTCTATACAAAATGTTCCAATTCAAAGTTGGGTCAATTTGTTGATAAGCACATATGGTAATATTTTAGATGTTTATTTAGATGGGAAACTAGTACGGACTTGTGTGTTACCGGGTGTAGCACAAGTAAATAATAATTCAAATGTTTATTTGACTCCCAAAGGGGGATTCAGTGGATATACATCAAAGTTTCAATATTATCCAAATTCAACAGACCCACAAACCGCATGGAATATATACAAACAAGGATATAGTAATAATTGGTGGTCTTCCATATTTGGTGGAAGTTATCAAGTTCAGGTTTCAGTATTGAATAACGGACAAGTTCAATCATCATTTACAACATAAATATGGCATTTTACACCCTTGAAGAATTCAATCCGCACAGCGGATGATTCTTCAAGTAAGTTACCAGTTACAGATTTTCATTTCGCACACATACGGGGTGCGAAATGAAAATCTTCACCGGTATATATTGTGCTTATTGTCTTGGTCCAGATGTAGAGAAAAATACAAGCAAATAAAAATATTGTATATATATATATTTATAAATGGAATACGGTCAATCACAAGGAAGAGGTTCGGGTATTAAAGATTTTTTAAATTCCAGTAGTATTATAGCAAGAGCAAGTTTTTTACTTTTAGTATTTCTTATTTTTGTAATTACATTAAAACTTGGATTACAATTTTTAATTGGCATATTTAACAGAGTTAATAACTCTCCTATGCTAATAAATGGAATGGTAGATAGTTCTCAAATGATTACCATACCACAAGACCCGTCATCTCAAGGTGCTGTCACGTTGTATCGTTCTACAAATGCTACTGATGGTATAGAATTTACATGGGGTGTATGGATATATATAAATAATCTGCAATATCAATCAGGTAAGTATCGTCATATTTTCAGTAAAGGGAACGCAAATATAGAATCATCCGGATTGAATTTCCCAAATAATGCTCCTGGTTTGTATATAGCTCCAAATACAAATGAACTTGTAGTTATAATGAATACTTTTGAAGTAATTAATGAAGAAATTAAAATTCCTGATATACCAATTAATAAATGGATTAATGTAATCATAAGATGTAAAAATAGAAATTTAGATGTGTATATTAATGGAACAATTACAAGGTCATTGCAACTAGTAGGTGTTCCAAAACAAAATTATGGTAATGTTTATGTTTCATTAAATGGCGGATTTTCAGGTTATACTTCTAATTTACAATATTTTAATTATGCTCTTGGAACCTTAGCAATCCAAAATTTAGTGCAAAAAGGTCCTTCCACGAAAATGGCTGGTTCATCATCCATGAACTTGAAAAATCCGGATTATTTGTCATTGCGATGGTATTTCTATGGATAAACCGTTCGAACCCTTTGACGCATAGATAACAGTTATCCACCAAATTTTGCGGATAACAAAAATGTGTAAAAATACTTATGTTGTTATCATTATTCATATTGTTATCATTATTCATATTGTTATCATTATTCATAACAAAATAAATTAATCATTTGAAATTGTGCGTATACCTTAAATCAATATATTTTTTCTTGTTATAATATAAAAAATGACAGATACTTTAGAAGATGGCAACACACCACTAACAATAGCAAAAAAAACAAGAAGTGAAAAGCATATAGAAATTGCTAAAAGGATGCAGGAAAGAAGAAAGGAAATATTTGCCCAACAAAAAGAAGATAAAATTGTAGTTGTAGAAGAGAATGAAACGGATAGCGAAGATGACAAACCTTTACCACTACCACCACCGTCTTCACGCAGTCTAAAGATACAACAAAACAGAAAATCAATTGTAAAGACACACACACACACACACACACAGCCACAAACTCCAAAACCACAATCATTTAGACCAGCCGGTTTTTTCTGTGACTAATGTATATGAAAAAAGAAGCATATAAACAAAAGCAATCAAGATATATATTTACACCCTTGAAGAATTCAATCCGCACAGCGGATGATTCTTCAAGTAAGTTACCGGTTACAGATTTTCATTCCGCACCCCGTAGGTGTGCGGATTCCATAAGTTATCGAAATCTTCACCGGTATAAATACTGTATCAACTATTATTTTAGGGTGTGCGTAGAAAGGTTCGAACGGTTAATAATGCATAACATTCCAAAAACTTTTTGTTTTGTAACTAATAAGTAATTTATATGATAAAAGTGGAAAACTTATTGGATAAAAAAGTCCTGTAATAAGACCGAAAGAGGTGTATCCTATCATACAAATTAAAAATGTTACTTCTTTTTTTTTCAAATGATTATGATATTCTTCAAATCCAGTAAGCATACCAATCACAGTTGAAAAAGGAAGTATCCATGTTAAATTAAGTATATATAAGTTGTATAAATTTTTATACCAGCGAAGATTTCGATAACTTGTGGAAACCACACCCTCAGAAGGTGCTCGTTCCAAATTGTTTGTGGAATTGTTTGTGGAATTGTCCGTCGAAAATTCGAAATGTGTGCATTTTGAATTCTTCAACGGTCTAAACATTTTGTTTTATTTATTATAACAAATTATTTATATCATTTTTGAAAAGAATAATTTATTTTGTTGTGAATAATGGTATCAAAATAAGTTTTTGTATATTTTTTGACATCTGTCAAATTTTGTGGGCTTCAACTGTTGTAAGGATTGCTTATATTTGTGTATAATGGTTTTTGCAACGAAAATAAATAAATAATATTAGACTATAATAAGATGTCTTGTTTAGGTCCAAATTATAATCCTAATCCACCAAGAGAATGGAATAGATTTGAAAATGTTTGTGCTTACAATAATAATGTTATTACGCCATCTGCTTCTTTACAGTTAGCAAACAACTACAAAGGTAATATATTGCAGTATAAAAAGAATTCGGCAAACTTGACAAAAAAACAAATATATTCACAAATAGCAAAAGGTATGAACACAAATAGAAAAACAACATGGGCTACACAAACAGAATCTTATACCAATCCAAATACAGGGAATTTATTGAGAGTGAATGCTGTTCCTCTCTCTGTCCCATTAAATCAAATACCTTATTTATATCCTAGTTGTCCGAATTTGATAAATATGGCAACAAACACAGTAACCATTTTAGAAGGAGGAAATTTAGTTTGTAATGTTATTCAAAATCCTTGCACCGGTCAAGAAACGCGTAGTGAAGAGAGAAATATGTGTTATCCAACTAGTGATTCAAATGTGCCTGGTCGTGGTTATTTATGTTATAATGATTCACAACAAACATATTATCCCAAAGTAAAAAGAACATATTTGGCTGGTTCAAATAAATGGCCGACAAATTCAAAATTTATTTTTCCAGCATAGAAAAGGAAACCGTTTATGCGTGTCTCGTCTCTACATTTTCACATTTTCTAGCATTTCACATTTTCTAGCATTTTCACATTTTCTAGCATTTTCACATTTTCTAGCATTTCACATTTATCAGCATAAGAACGGCTAGTATCGTAAATGGTGATTTACACAAACATCTTTACTAGGAAATATATCTCCCGACATACATTGGTCGCTTTCATTCACATAAATACAACTACTATACCCTTTTTCTTCTCCAATATAACACCATCCGGCTTTCTCACTTCCTTTAGATTTTTGAATACTGCTAGATGCTTCGTCTGCTACATATGTAGGATTATCTGGATGATTATCTTGTTTATTATTTAATGTATTATTTAAATTATTATATGGTTGTGATGGAGTTGTAGTATTAGATAGCGTTGTTCCTTGTGTTTGTGCTTGTATTTGACCTGGAAGTTGTTGTAAATCATTTAATCCGGTAACAATAGCACCAGAAGTAGCATTAATTCCGGTAGTAGCAACTGTATCAACGCCTTTTACAACATCTTTGGTAGTGTTAATGGCTGCATTTCCAAAAATTCCTAAAAAAATATTTAAAAAATTGGCAACACTCTGTGTCCCTTTTGCTAAAATGAAAAAAATATTAATTCCAAAAAGAGCAAGAACAATAATAATAATAACCCACATTTTCCAAGTCCATGTTGATGGATAGAAAAAAGATGAAGATGTTGAGGCAGATGTAGACGCAGATGCGGATGTAAAAGTATTAGATAAACTACGTATTTGACTGTTGTTATCCATTATGTTATATAATATATAATAATTATATAATATATAATAAAATATATTTTCCCCCGCGTGTTCAATTACGAAAAAGTAAATAAATACAAAAATTGATTGATATTTCCCATAATTTCATCGCGAATATTATACAAGTCTGTATTAGTCATTGATTTTAATGCTTTATCATTATTTAGTTCAACTAAAAAATTTTTAAAATCTTCCATAACATTTTTGAATTCTTGATGAGATTTCATATCATAAAGAGAAATTTTGCGTTGAGATATTAAGTCAACTCTTTCAGCTCCTTTTCCTAAAAATGAAGATGAGCCTTTACCTAAAAGAACTTCAACAAAGCTATCAAAATTTTCATTTAATTTGGAATATAACTCATCTGTTGCTTTATGAGTAGCATAACTGTAAGTTTTCCAATGATATAACTTAACACAATTCAATATTTCCAAAAACTTGACAACGATTTTTCTCTCAAAATTTTGAATTAAACCTGCTTTGGAAGTTGAACCAGCAATACTACTTTTGTTTTTTTTTGTTCTTGGAGAAAGACGATTTCTTTTTTGTTTCGTTTTTTGGTTCATATATATATATTTGTATTATTTTCTTGAATTTTTCAATATGCAATATGCAATATGCAATATGCAATATGCAAAAAGATATAAGATATAAGAAAATGGTAACAAGCGATAATAAAGCAATAAGATATAAGCAAATAAAAAATATTCAACAAATAGAATAACAGAGTCTTTATGAAGAGTCAACACGCGGTATAAATGTCTCTCCAAACGCATTCATTTTTTCCAATTTTTTTATAGTTTTATCCAAATTATCGTTGTTTTTATGTAAAAATAAATAGTCTGTATTTGGACTTACTTCATTTTCTTTTATTTGTTTATAAACTATATCTAATTTTTCAATTATACTTCCTAGTTGCTCTTTATCCTTGCTACTAATTATTTCTTCTTCAAGAGTAATATTTTCAACTAGCAACTCAACAATAAAAAATAATATATATTTTCTTTTTTTGCTAGTGTTGTGATTATATTCAAAGGTAAAAATATTCAATAAACTATTAATAATTTTTTGGATTAATTTATTATAATTTGAATTTTCCATATTTTCAAAAAAGATATCCCATATAATCCATATTACATCATTTTTATATTTATTGTCTACGTTTATTTTCTCTCTATTATGTGCTTTTAAAGGTTCTTTTTTATTTTTACAAAGACTATCATATAAAATTATCCATTCAATCCAATAACATGCATCCATAGTATTTTTTCCTTCTTTAGACAAATGATAATATAGCTCATTTATAGGAATGTACAATTCTTTAGGGTCATTTTCTAAAAATACTAATTCACCATAATTTGAATTTGGAGCTTTAAAACTGTATGTTATTTGTGTCAAATCAAATTCAAATGTTTTTATTTTAATATCTTCAAAACTATGTTTTTTTTTTGAATAACATAATATACAAATTATTTCACAAAAAAGTTTTCTTATATGATAATTGTTTCTCATTCTTATTTCATTTTTAAAGTATCCATTTCTCAAAATTATTTTAAATTTATCTATTTTCATATCTAAATAAATGGATAATTTTGGATTTGCTCTGTGAATATGTCTAGTATAGAAATATAATATGGTTTCCCATAATTCATCAAAATGACCAGCACATATAAATTCAGAACACCAATAAATAGATTGTTCGATTTTTGAATTTATCAAATTATTTAGTAATTCTTTTTTAACTTGTGACTTGTTATATCCAGAAAATGTTATACCTTTGAAATCTTTTTTTTCTCTTATATCATTTATTTCTTCTAATTCTTGCATTTTATAAATTATCAAATTAGAAAAAATAATAGCAATAATACATATAGAACAATGAATATTTCTAAATCATTATATTTACCAAAAACAAAAGATGTTATTCAAATTTATACTAAGTTATCAATTTGGGGCAAAATTATATTATTCCTTTTTATTTTTCTTATTGTCATTAGTTTTTTTCGTATGTTTGTAAAAAAAAAGAGAGAAGGATTTACACAATCCAACGATTTTGTTTTTCATAGTAACGACCAAATTTATGATAATTTTTATGTTGATATTTATGACTTTTTAGTGTATAATAACATAAAAGATGACTATGAAATTGGTCAAATACTTAATAAAACTAGTCCATCAACAGAAAGTGTTATTTTGGATATTGGTTCAGGAACCGGGCATCATGTATCTTTATTAGCAGAAAAGGGATATAATGTGGTTGGTTTAGACAAATCTCAAGAAATGATTAAAAAATCAAAGGAAAATTATCCTAATTTGAATTTTGTGAATGGTGACATTATGAATTCTAATTTATTCAATCCTCAATCATTTACTCATATTCTTTGTCTCTACTTTACTATTTATTATATCAAAAACAAATCACAATTTTTCAGCAATTGTTATAATTTGTTAATGCCTGGAGGTTATCTTGTCGTTCATATTGTAGATAGATCATTATTTGACCCCATTCTTCCTTCAGCAAATCCATTGTTACTTTTGACTCCTCAAAGATATGCTAAACAACGTATTACAAACAGTAAAATTACATTTGATGATTTCAAATATGAAGCCAATTTTGAATTAAATGAGTCATCCAATCAAGCAAATTTTGTAGAGAAATTTCAAAATAAAGAATCTGGGAAAGTGTTTCGTAAAAACGAACATCTTTTTTATATGGAACAAGAAGAACATATTATCCAAATGGCACAAGAAGTTGGATTTATTATACAAGGAAAAATAGATTTAATTCATTCGGGATATGAATATCAATATTTATATTTATTACAGAAACCTGAATAAAAACACGGAAGTAACATTACAAGAAAATATACAATTAATATTTTGCAATAATATTTTGCAATAATATTTTGCAAATAAATGTATATAATTTTTTGTGCAATAAATTATATACATAACACACTTTATATGAATAATTTATTTTATTATAGTGCTATAATATTATGTTTCATTTTTCTCTCTTTGATATTATATATCAAATTGAGATTCAAATTTTGGAACATTCAACCCGTATTTCATGTTTATGATTTTACATATTATTTATTTCCTCCAGGAATTATAAATCATCAGTTGCCAGAGAAAAATAAATATTACAATTCAAAAAATATACAAACACTTCCTTTTTCAAATTTGAGTGAATTAAAAATCAAACAATTTATATCTTTTATAAAAACAAATTATTTTCAAAATAAACAATACAAAAATAATATATTTTCACCAAATTATAATAATATTGTCCCTTATTTCAAAGGACACAATTCAATTTGTTTTATAAGTCTCTATAATGAAGAAGAGATGCTATATAATGCGAAAGATGGAACGGGTATAGAAAGACAAAAATTAATTAGTGTTATGACATCAAGACCCATTTATATAAACATAATAAACAAAGGAAAAATGGATGCTTATTATGTCGACTATTTATGTGTTGAAAAACAGAGAAGAAAACAAGGAATAGCAGAACAAATGATACAAACACATGAATACAAACAAAGACATGACAATAAAAATATAGTAGTTTCTCTCTTTAAGAGAGAAGGGGAGTTGACAGGAATCGTTCCTTTAACCATTTTTGATAGTTATTGTTTTTCTATGAAAAACTGGAAAAAACCAGCACAATTAAATGCTAAATATTCAATAATAGAATGTAGTAGTTCAAATATACATATTCTCTATGATTTTTTGAAGAAAAATGAAAACCATTTTGGGTTATTTGGAATAACAGAAGTATCAAACATTATTGAATTGATAAGTTCTGGAAATATGTTTATTTATTTTATAATAGACCAGTCCATAAAATCGTTGAATAATATATTATACTGCTATTTTTTTAGGAAATCGTGTACTTTTTTAGAGAAAAGTGAGGAGGTTCTCTCTTGCATAGGTTCTATAAATTGTCTAGATTCAAAAATAAATGATAATATAATTTTTATACATGGATTTAAACTAGTGGTTTTAAAAATAAAAGAAAAACATACAAATTTTCATTATCTTGCAATAGAAAATATTTCACATAATGAAATAATTACAAACAATTTGAAGTTGAAAACAAAACCTTTTATTATTATGCCTTGTGCTTATTTTTTTTACAACTTTGCTTATCCTACTTTTGTTTCCAAAAAGGTATTTATACTTTGTTGATTTTCTTCTTTTTCTTCTTTTTATTGTTTCTATTGTTTTTGAATAAAAACTTATTTTGTTATCATTATACGTAACAAAATAATTACGGTTATACTTACATATTATACTTACAGTTTATAAAAGACGATAACAAACACATATTTTGTGTATGCATCAAAGGGGGTCAAAGGGTTAACGAGTATATTTGCCAACACGTGCAAAACTATCTACAATAAAAATTAAAAAAATACCTAAAAAACAATATAAAATAATTTCTTCTGTAACATTTTGCGTTTTTTCATCTTGATTTTGTTCTAGTAAGTTTATCATGTAATTCAACTTATTCAATAATATTGTGTTTTCATCTGTATATACAGGGTTGCTGTTGCTGTTGCTGTTGTTGTTATTACTGTTATTGTCATGATAATATGGCATATTATAGGGAGAGGAATTATACATAGCATTGTAGTTTGGTATTAATTTTTTATAATATGCTTGTTGTTGTTGTTGTATTTGTTGTTGTTGTATTTGTTGTTGTTGTCCTGGAGAACCTGAAAACAATGCTTGTTGAGGAATTTGGTAATTTGTTTTTTGATTTGGCATAACAGCATCTTTTTCAAGCAAATATAAATCAGAATTACTTACATAGTCAATATTTGTGTTGGGAGGAAATACTTTTGGTTTTTGATTTTCTCTCATTTGTGTTTGTAAAACTCCTACAGAAGTAGGTGGTGGAGGTGGATTAAAGTCTCCCAAGTCATTTTGTTCATCGGGTAAGTTTTGAATAGCTTGCATGGTTTGTAGGACAGAATTTACTTTTTCACTATAATTTTGTTTAGGAACATTCCTTTGTGTTTTGTTATTTGAATTTTTTTTTCTATTAATAGGTGTATCATTTTCATTATTGATTAAATCCATATTTGTATCATTATTAAATGGAGCAGCATAAATTGCTAAAGACATTCTTAATAAAAATAAAGATAATAAAAAATTAAATGTTCGTAAAAAAATAAAGTAATATATATAATAAATGGACCCAATTTTATTACAAAAAATATTATTGTTATTTATTCTTTTATGTGTTACTTATTTTAGTCCTATTTTAGGAATTATTGCAATTATTATAGTATTCATTTATTTTGAATTTTATTGTAAAGAAGGAATTGATGGAACTACAACATCATCAACACAAATATTAAGTAATTTAAAAAATAAACTATATCAAGCAGTATCTAAAAAGTCTACTAACTCAACATCATCTAATACACATATGTCTTCTAATACATCATCTAATACACCTATATCTTCTAATACACCTTCTACTAAACCATCCACAAGTTCCACTACAGAAGGTTATACAAATATGGATAGTCAAATCTTGAAAATGATAAATGTTGAAAGTTATATTACTCCTAAATCTTCGTATTCTTTGCCTTGTAACAAAGAACTAAACCATAATGATGTCCAACCAAACTGGAGTGGAAATGATGGATTTACAAGTTTTTATAGTCCCGCAAGTTTTTATAGTCCTGCAAGTTCATAAAGTATTACATCATAATAACATGTAAATGTTTCATTCCCGTTTATTTCTTAATACGTTTATGTTAACTCTATATTGATACAACAGAAAAAATAATAAAAATATAATGTAAATGAAAATATCACTTAAAAACATTTTACTATTTGTAACTTTTTTGATATTTATTTTCACAGTTTTCTCTTATTTTTACAAAAAGAAAAATGAAAAAGAAGCATTTTTTCCAAGAATAAAACAAATTTACAGGCCTCATTTAAGAAACACGCGAATTTACAGTTCAAAACAATATAACAAATTTCAAAATTGGTTAAATAAAGTATTAAGAAATATTGGAATATTATAATACTTTTTTATTTAGATATTATATGACAAGTAAAAATAAATCAATAAAATCAAAAATAAATATTTTACCAAAAACAGGTTCAAATAATAGTATGTTTCCAAATCAGTCTTCACAAGTAGTTTCAAATAAAACACCAAATAATTTTTTTATGAAAATATTACATTATATTCATAGTCACGTTTTATATTTGAATAATAGTAAATTTTTTGCAGGTGTAATAATGATTATGTTAAATATAGGGTCTAAATTTATTTCCGTAAATTTCAGTAAATCAACAGAAGAATATTTAAAATATACACTGAGTAAACAAATATTGATTTTTGCAATGGTATGGATGGCAACACGTGATATTTATACTGCTTTAGGATTAACAGCTGTTTTCATAGTATTATCTGAATATTTATTTAACGAAGAAAGTTCTTATTGTTTAGTGCCTCATAAAAATCGTGTATTAAATGTAAAAAAAGCAACTGATATAAATAATGATGGACTAATTAGTGATTCTGAAATAAACACTGCTATATCTGTTTTAGAAAAAGCGAAAAAAGCAAAAGAACAAAAAAATCAAAAAGAAATATTTTATAAATACTATGATTATGAAAATACAGAAAATAATAACTTGCAAAACTTGACAGAACAACCATTACAAAGTAATTTACCGTTCCAAAAACCCTTCTAAATCCTTATAATTCTTTATAGGAAATATAAGCTTTCAAAGTTTGAATCTTTTTTAGAGATTGTTAGATTTAGATGGTTCTTTAACCGTCAAGGAACGCAGA